TTTGAGAAAGTCCAATAATTATTTTCCAAACATCTTTCAAAGTTTTTTCCATATTTTTAGATTCCATGAGCATTGGGCGTAAAGGAGAAATCAATGACATTGCTTTTGTTGCTTCAAATATTTGCTCGTACGCAACTGGCATATCTTGTGTAACTTTCATCGAAGCCGCCATCAGTTTATCTACATTAGTTTGAGTTTTAAACATTCCAAGTAATGCGATATTATAAGATCGCATTCTTTCAGTTGTAAGCATAATATCAGAAGCCCACCCTTTAATAATAACCCCCGCACCAATCATTGAAGCAAAAAATGCAGCTCCAGCGGCAGTTACAGTTAAAAATATAGTTTTAAGATGTTTTAATGCAGTAGAAATAATATTAATTCCTGCTTCCATCAAAGAAGGAACTTGAATGGGAGTAACTAAAGATGTCCAAAGATCAGAAAAAGAATCTTTAGCTTTTTGAATTTTCTGTTGTTTAATTTTTGCTTGGTTTTGTTGATATTGATTTTCGTTTTTCTGAATTAATTTATAAGCATTACCAACATTTTTAACAACCCGTTCTTTTAATTTTGCTTGTCTGAGTGTTTCTCGCATATCAATTTGATTTCCTGCAGATGCAAGAAAAGCATTAGCAACTAATTTTGTTTGTGTTTTTTTAACTGCTAATTTTTCTCCATTTGCTTCCTCTACAAGAAGTTTTGCATAATCTTTTTGAAATTCTTTTTCAAATTTTTGTTTTTCTTTTATAAAAGAATTCGCTTTCCGAATCCATTCTAATTCCCCAGGCATTCCTTTTACAAATTGTTCATAATAATCTTTTGTATAATTATTATCTCTAAGAACATTATTTATTCCAGAATTTGGATCAACGCTTGCAATTGTAGTTTCAAATTGCGCCCTTGGTTTATCAAATTTTGTAGATAGGGTCTTTGCCCACCATTGATTATATTCAATATCTTTTCTTCTTTTATTTTGTGTAATTTTTGCAGCAATATTTGCCTGTTTGTCCGATTCTTTTAATATAAATTTTAATTGTTTTGTAGTATCAATTAATGTTTTTTGTTCAGTAACAATATCATAATATTGGATTTCCGCATCTTTATTAATTTGTTTCATAACAGAAGATGCTAATTTTTTATTAGATTTAGATCTCCTTGATATATCCTGTGATTTTGTTTGTTGTTCTGCAATAATTTCTTCATAATTAAATGTTTGAGATTCCATTATCTTTTTCATAACAGAAGAAGCCATTTTTTTTCTAGTAGATGCATATTGAAGAAGGCCCTTTTGTTCAGCAACAATATCAGCATATAAATTCTTAATATAATCTGGTGTTTTTTCTTTTTTATTTCCAGATTTTAAAGCAGTTGATTTTGATTTTGTAATTGCAGAATTTTCTACTTTCTTTTTTAAACTAACAATACCTTTTGCAAGAATTTCTACAACTTTGGAATTAACATTAACATTTCCCATTGAAAGCATTCCAGCTTCAATGGACTTTTTAATATCATCTCCCATTCCACTGAACTGTTTTTTAAATGAACCCATTATTCCTGTTTTGGAATAAGTGTTCGCAGCAGGGCCAAGGAAAGCACGCCGTATGGAATTTTCCATGGTCTTTCCAATATTTTTCAATGATTTACTTGCAGCATTTGATGTTTTAACAAGATCGTCCATGTGCTTTTTTACCAGTGTTATATCAGCAATTAGTTTTTCTACTCCACCACTGGTTGCTTTTAATTCAATTATAATTGATTGAATTCTATTGCTTGCACCTGACATTTTAATTGCCTTTCAAATAAAAATTGCGTATACGGGATTGACTCCGTATACGCAATTTTTATTTTTTATTGACGCTCTTATTTTTAATCAAATCTTGATTTCTAAACTTTATCCTAACGGAATCAATCGCCAGAATCTTTTCAAAAACATCATGTCTTGTTTCAGAATCATAAATTTCATAAAAATCTAATATAAACGCTATTGCTTCAAATCGTATTCCGAGGATATCACCCATCCCAGCTACAATAACTTGACCCGATATTTTTTGAAACAGTTCCCAAGCTAAATGATTAGAAATCATTAAATCTGGTTTGCCGAAACTACATTCACCAACCACACAAGGTACAGGTTGATTTTTAAATTTTTCAAAGTGGTTCTTACAAGCTAAACAATCTCTTCCTGGAGTAAGAACCCATTCGGCAAACTCTATTAGTTTTTTATTTCTTCTGCTTTCTTTTCGTTAAAGTTAGCAGCATTTTTAACATTGTCAACAATCCATTCACCAATATGGTAAGATTCTTCGATAAGATCCTTTAAATTATCTTGACTAAAGGGTATTTCTTCTGTTGATTCTATTTGTTCACTAGGAATCAGCATTTGAGTAGAAAGCCATTTAAAATTAATTCCGCTCCACCCGACAACACACTTGTCCATAATTGCATCGGTAAGTTTTTCCGATTCAACCATTTCTTCTTTTGCGTGAGAAACACGATTAAAATCAATTTTAGTAAACTTACCAATCATTGCTTGAAGTTCTGGACGAGATATGAAGATAAGTTTAAATTTAACATTCCAATCTTTATCATAAACAATTTCTTTTGGTTCCCGACTCTTAACAACATAATCAGATAGTTTAATCATAATTTTAAAATACTCCTTCAAAATTGCATTAAAGTGTGGTACTACTTCCCAAGAAAATAATCCTAAGAAATAGTACCACATTAAACTCAACATTTCAAGTTATAATTATTCACCTGGAGCGGTTTCTATCGAAGCCGTACTATTGACAAATGTAACAATGATATCTGTCTCAGCAGTAGTATTTCTTTTTGCAGTAAAATTCAAAGGAAGATTAACACCGCCAGCAGAAGCAATTTTCGGAGATTCACCACCGATTTTAACTTCTGGAAATTCAAAAGTAATTGATTCAGTCCCATTATCAAATACAAATTTGATTCCGCAAGAAGTACCATTTACAAACAAATTATATATAGTCAGATCTTCAAAGAAAATCTCAAAATCGCCTTTACAATCTCGAGTCCCAAGTGCTTCATCCGCTCTAAATGCAGAACCAAGAACATAAGCATCTGTTTCGATATTATTGGAAATTGTAATATTTCCCTTTGTAACTTTCCCAAGTGCTACATACGAACCAGTATTATTAGTATAAACAGTACACTGATAACCATTAAATCCATCTTTTGTTCCATAAACACTATTTCCTGTAATTTGGGTAGAAGTATCAATATTCTCAGCTTTACCAACAAAATCAAATGTTACCCCAGCAAATCCTTCTTGTGGAATATCAATGGTACAAGTATTAATTCGACAGCCGTTATATAGAATATATTCATTAATATTAGGAAATCCTTTTTCAAATGAAAGACCTTCAAGATAACCAGGATCACCCTTCATTATATGAGTATATGGGCCAGAACCAGTTGTGGCCACAGTTGGTTTTCCAAGCAAATGACGGAAAAGAACTTCAATTCCCTCTGGAAGCAAGTCTGTTACAATGTTTCCGGCAATCGCTTTGTTTCCATCTGTAAGACCAGCAACTGAACGGTACTGATTGATCATTTGAGACTGAATTGTATTTTTAGATAGTCCAAGACCTTCGGAACGCAAGTTCATTCCAAAAGTAAGTTTACCAAGAGCCACTGGATCTGGAGTAACACCCCATGTCTGCTCTTGACAGAATTTAACAATAGCATTTGAACCTATTGCACGAGTCATATCTGTTCTCCTTTTATAAGTTTATTCCCATGAATCCATAAGTAATATCAAGATTGATAACAAATCCACCAAATGGATAAATTAGTTCATCTACAGTCAAAATTGTTCTGGGAGTCATGGAAGTTGCCAATCCTCCGAGTCTCCTATCTGATAGGATAGCAATAATAATGTCTTTTTGTAAACTGTTCATCAAAGAATCTAGGTTTGGAGATGATTCGGTTGCTTGAACAAAGCAAGCAATTGAAATCATTAAATTGTTATCAAATTTTTCACTTGGATATGGTTCAAATGATTCTCCGTTATTATTTAATACAATCCAAGGTTTTGGTTTATTTTCAATATCTTCTGGAGTTACAGCTAAATACTGTCTATTCAAATATGAAATGGTATTTTCGTAAACATAAACAGAGCTCGAGGATGGTTTATCTCCAATTATAATAGCAAGTAATGTATTTTCTAATGCTTTTAGGATTTGTTCTTTTTTTGAATCTGGCATACGAACTCCATTTATAAATTTTGTTCT